CCCATGTCCAAAAAGCCAACGTATCTGTGCATTTGATCAAGTGGAAGCTTTGGACAGTGCACATGAAATGTTGCATGAGCGAGGAATTTATTCACGAAGTTGTTGAAGATGGTCGTGAATCCCTCCGGAAAGCCGGAAGGGTTTGCGTGAAAATCGCGGTAAATTTCTCTCCCATACAAATGGGTTGTTACTGCTCCTTCGTAACAGAGTGTGTGTCGAGCTTGTTCAATGGATTCACACCAACGAATGTAATCGTAGAGTTCTACGAGTCTTTCGTGGCGTTCCAGGCCGTTGCTTTCTTTAGGTAAATCTTCGTCCGAAGATGACCAAGATGTGCGCCAGCCTCCAAGTTGTCCAATCTCCCAACGCACCCAGTAGTCAGTGTAGTCATTCACAAGCCTCGCCAAAAGTTGGAAGAAGGGCGAGGGGATGGATGAGTCATACTGCTCGAAGTCCTCACAGAAGATTCCCAATGCTTTCTTGAGTTCGATTCCCAGAGTGGGCCAAAGTTTTACAGGGTCAATGCCTAGCGCTGAATTGCTGGGCAATCCACGGACTTTGGGTGACATGATGAAGTCTCTGAATCCGCCAAAATACTTCCCCATGAGAAGCATGTAGTCTAGTGGTGGAGAATTGATGATTCGAGTCTTTCCGGCTTTCGCCTTCTCGATTGGTCTCAGTTCATCTTTCTTCACATCCATCCAGATTGAATCTTCAATGACAATTCCACTTTTGGCTAGCTCGTCACGTTCCCAGACCCGAGTCTGAATCCCCTTGTGATTGTTGATGTTGTAAATCTTGCGTCCGTCCTCAGAAACAGTCTCGTCAAAGTAGTCAAACTTGCCTTTCTTTTTCGTGTTTTGATTCCAAGGGTAGCCAGCAGATGTTCGCATGTCCAATCCACCACTACTCCACTCATTGCGAGTGTCTCCATTTGCGACAGTAAAGTAATCGCGCGGGAGCAAGTCGACGCCAGGGGGTCCAAGACGGATGTAGTCTTTCAGGACCGACTGGTAAACAGGTTCTATATCAAAGTCAAACCAACCAGTTGGTTTGTTGGTTTTGTTTAGAAGCTGATCGTCAAAAGCTCGACCGCGTGCCTCTG